AATGTAAGAATAGTGTCTGATCCGCTTGTAGTTACAGATGCACCTGACTGTGTTCCTGAGTAACTTGCAGTAGGTATACGAAGAATAACTACACCTGAACCACCTGCACCTGCAGCTCCTGCAGAACTGTGTCTACCACCTCCACCACCACCAGTGTTTGCTCCACCGCTTTCAGAGCCTAAAGCATTATTGCCGTTACCATTACCACCACCGCCTGCACCACCATAACCAGCAGGCCCAGTTTGTCCAGAACCACCACCACCACCAGCACGAGTTACAGATGATCCACTAATAGATGATGCTTGTCCTGCACCACCATTACCTGCAGAAGAACCTGAACCATTGTTACCTACTGCACCTGCACCACCGCCTCCACCAGTTCCCCAGTTTGCGTTGTTTGCACCACCTGCGTAACCTTGACCAGATGTTCCTGCACCTCCTGCAGGGCTTAATGTTCCAGAAGCTGCAGATCCACCAGAGCCAGAACCTCCTGCAAAACCTGCTCCTTGTGATGCACCGCCTCGTCCACCTGCACCACCTATTGATGTGATTGTGGATATACCTGAACCAGATATAGATGAATTTGCACCACTATTACCATTTGCGTTTCCTACTGCAGCTCCACCACCTCCTACAGTAATTGTATAAACAGTGCTAGGTGTAAATTGTAATGCAGACTCTACTGCACCACCTCCACCTGATATATTTCCTGTTCCATAAGATGTTCTATACCCCCCTGCACCTGCACCAGACCCTGCATGAGCACCACCAGAACCACCACCTGCAACAACTAAAAAATCTACATTGTACGGAGCAGAAGCATTAAAATTGATCCAACTTCCAGAACCGTTATCGTACCATTCAGGAGAACCTGTAGTTGTGTTATGTCTGATCATTCCAGATGCAGGACTTGCAGGTCTTTGTGCAGTAGTTCCTGCAGGTAGGTCAAAGTATCCAGTAGATGTATTTGCTTGATCTGATACTTGTGTTGGTGTTACTGATATTGCACCAACTTCTGCATCTACATAAGACTGTGTTGCGACTGGATTTCCATTATGTTGAAATGTGCCAGTAAAGTTTGCAACTGAATCATTATATTTAGCAATATTTGCATCATGTGCTTGAACTGTTGTTCCAATATCATTATCAGATAATACATTACCACCTGATGTAGATAGATTATATGTCGTTGATCCTGCAATAGCAGGGACAGTTATATCTACCTCACCTGATGTATCGCCTTTAATCGTAATCTTTGCCATTATTCTGCTTCCTCTGGTGTGTTACCTTCTGCTACCCAAGCTAGGTATTCTTGGTAGTCTGTGTTTGCTGGGTCAAATGGAATAACTGCATTATCAGCTATTCTTTTAATTGCGTCATCACGCACAGTACCAACAATTCCAATTATTTTTTTATACATAATTATAACTCCGCTGATGCAGCCCAAATTTCACTATATTGAGCAGCTCCAGCACTAGTTCCAGTTCTGAAAGACAAAAAACTTTCATCTTGTGCACCTGTTGAAGCATTTTGTGTAGTGCTAGATGTTCTACTAGCTGAAGTGCTAGTTTGAATCAAAGTTGCTGATGCTCGTTTTTTTACAGCAAATTTTACTGTACTACCTAAATTAATAGCTCCTGTCACATAACCAACATGAAAAAATCCACCTATTTCATAATACCTTTGACATCTTGCTAATTCCATATCATAAGGTCTGTGTTCAAATGGTGTAGCTGTGTCACCGACTTCTAATTGTAGTCCTGTGATTTGCCATGTTGCCCCTGATGTGCCGACTACTGATGTTGCTCCTGTAGATGATACTATATTGCTACTTGCCCATACCCCAGCAGTGCCACTATATGTAGCACCTACTCCAAAACCAAATGATAATCTAATTCCTATTCCATTATTAGTTAACCAAGTACCTGTTGTATCTCCAGCAATTGTAATTGTTTTCTTTTCCCATGTGTTAGCTGTATTAATTGTATAAGAAAATGGATAATCTCTGTTTGGAACTTCATTTCTAAAAGCACCACCAAAAGTTCCTGTTAATGATGACTTAACCCAAAATGACAAAGTTACAGTTTTGGCATTAGCAGTTCCCCAGTCTAAATGAGCAATATTGTACCCTTCTATTCTTTGTGCTATTGCAAAAATATCTCCAGAAGTAATAGAGTATGAAGACAATGATGTTACTTTTAATGAGCTAGTAAAACCTGATGGAGCATCACTCACCTGTTGTACAGAATATTTAGAAGATTGAGTAATAATATTTCTATATCTATCCAAACAGTGTTCATTATTTGCTGGTGTAATGCTACTACCAGCATTCCTTTGGTCAATCCTCATATCACCATTGATGATAAGATTGCGTACACCTAAAGCATTCTGTGTTGCTACTTGATTACCGCTTGTTTGTAATGTTCCAGTAAAGTTTGCAGTAGTGTCGTTGTATTTTGCAGTATTCGCATCATATGATTGAACATCTGTTCCTATTTCTAATCCTAATGCAGCTCTTGCATCACTTGCAGTAGATTGACCTGTTCCGCCATCTGCGATTGGTAAAGTTCCTGTTAAAGATAAACCACTAGATGTAATAGTTGCAATGGTAGAACCATCTGCTTGTAATTCTATTTCACCACTAGAATCACCTGTGACCTCTATGCCGCCTGATCCAGTTGTAATTGCATTAATCTTACTTGTCATAATAATCCTATAATACTAACCATCTTTGACCTGCTGGCACAGACACAGTTACTCCTGTGTCGACCACCACTGGGCCAACTGATAATAAATTATGACCACTAGGGCCAGTATAGTTAGATGTAATTGTTGAGTTATGAGCAATGATCCCATTGTTTGCTTCTAAGTGAGGTGCAGATACGACTTGTTCTGAACTGTTCTGTATTGCGGCTCTTTCTGCAGGATATGTAACAAATACATCACTTAATCCTGATAAATTAATTTTGCTACCAGAGTTAGAAGACTCTAATACAGTATCTCTAGATAAAGTAGTACCACTTGCAGTATATGTACCAATACCAACTTCCCAGTCTGTTTGGTTGACTATAGTGTAATAAGTTGTATTACCGTCACCAATTGCACTAAAAGACTGAAAACCGTCAGAAGCACCATCTAGTGTTACTGTACCAGTTCCGCTAGTGTTTGTGGTCTCTTTTACTCTGTCTTTAATGACAAATGCCATTGTTTATCCTTATGCTAATGTTACTGTTAAGTTGCCTGTAGCGATCTTAAAAATGTCACCAGAATCAATAGTCTTAGGCACATCAAGCGGGCTATGGAATAATAAATTACCGCTAGTTAATGCGTCATATAGACCTATGTGCGTGATTGTACCTTGAGATGCAGTGGCTTGGGGAAATTCGACATCTGCAGAGTTACTTGTTACACCGTTAGAAGGCGCACTAAATGTTACTGATGTTCTTGCATATGAACCTGTAGATACTTCAGAGCCAGTATCAGCATCTGTGGGATCTGTGGTAAATAATGCTACATAGACCGTTGTAGGACTTGTATAAGTTGTTGCTCTGAGAACTGCGTTGATAACTGCGTTCTCTAAATAATTACTAAATTCTGCCATTGTTTACTCCTAATGTTTTCTAGATAAAGTTATTGCCATTGGTGCTGATGGGAACTCACTGTCATCATCACTTGTTCTTAGTGCTTGTAAACCTCTCTCATACAATGCAGCCCATGTTTGGACTCTTTCATCGTTCATAAGATAAGGTTCTGCTTCTGCTAATGCACCGTACAACAATAAATCTGGGCAATTAGCTAAAAATAGATTAGATGTATTTGTATCTGATAAGAAATCAGGTTTGTAGTAATACACCATTCTAAGTGTATACACTGCGTCAGGTATAGGAGCAAATTGAAACTCACTACCTAGTAATGTATAAAATACCGGTTTACCTTTATCTGTAACTCTTGCGTTATTAAAAAAGTTTGATGTTGTTTGAAATGTTAATATACCTACTGGTGTAGAGTCGATGTGTATTTCTTTCATTGCAAGAAAGTCTGCAGGTAATGACACTGTTGAATCATCTGATGCAGTAGATGCAGTTGCAACTTTTAACATCTGTCTAATTCTTAACTCTCTACGCAATCTTTCTTCTGCAAGACGAATAAAGTCAGGTATCTGTGTCGTAAGGTCATTACGAGCAAGATAATCTGCTATCGTGCTTTTTAAATCAGAATAGTTACTAAATGCCATTATACTCTACCTTGTCGTGTCCTAAAGAATCTGTTATCTGGGTCGTTTAACCATGCTCTGAATTTCTTTTGATCTACTACATCGAAACCCTTCATGATTCCTTTTTTATTTAATGTGTCGATTACAGTCATTGGGATAGATGCAATCTTGTTTGATAGTACATCTTCCTTCCAACGACCATTTGTTGCGTTGTATTCTTTTTTGTTTTGTTCAATAATGTCTGTAACATCTTGTTCTGTTGCAATGACTATCTGTCCATCGTCTGTATTATATGCAGTTTGTGTTTTAAACTCATCTTTATTTAATAATTTTGCCATAACAATCCTAAAAAGGAGACCCTCCGAAGAGGGTCAATATCCTTATGTTAAGTCACCGATTAGACCATGTGCAGCTTCATTTTTAACTTCTAGTGTGTATTCAACTAAAAGTTGTGT